ATTCACAGAAATATTTACAAAAATATAATATTTCTAATACAAAACAATTTTTTGAAACATTCTATGTTAGAACAATACTTCTTGAACTTGATCTTATAAAACAACAATATGTAAGAACATATAATCAATTTTTAAGAATAAACCCAGATGTTCTAAACAGTTGCAACAAAAAAATACAACCAAGAACTCTCGTAACAGATCAAATACTAAATGATGATTATAGGTGGTTAAAATTTCATTATTTTCTTAAATTAAAAGAATTTAATCTTATTAAAGATCAAAATAATTATGATCAACTTATAAGTGATTTTAATATGCTATATGGTCTTAATAAAGACATATTAATAAAACATATACAAGAAGTAACAAAACCTGTTGTGGCAAATGGTGCAAATCCAGATCTTGATATGTTGAACTTGACAACAAAAAGACTAAGCTATAAGATCAACTACAAGTTCTAAAGAGGTTGCTATGCTCGTTGAGCCGCTTGATAGTAAAGGCGATTGTGTAGGCTTTTATTGTAATGGACAAATAGTAAAAGAAGTTCCAGACCATGTTGAATCTTGGGCTTATCATCCTGCTTTTGGAGTAAATGGTGAGTATGCTTACCTTTACTGCCAAGATGAAATTAATAAATTTGTTTCAGATGATTATAAAAGTGATTGGAAAATGCTAAATAACAAGATGAAAGCATTTTTTAAATCTTTTGGTTCAGCAAAGATTAACCTCGATGATAATTGTATCTTTGATATGATTCCAGATCATTTCATTATTAATTATTATGAGGTCAAATCTCAGATTGTTAAAAATATTTTGGATACAACCAGTAAACCAAAAGATTATGATTATCTTGTAGCTCTTTCTGAAATTCTGTGGGACATTAAAAATAGAAAACTAAACATTGATTTGTCTTCTTTAACAGATAAAAAAATAATTCAAAAATATACAGATGTAAGTCACTATATTAATTACAACATCTTTGGAACAAAAACAGGAAGACTATCAACTCATAAACATTCATTTCCAATTATGCAGATGGATAAAAATTATCGTTCAATTATTCAACCAACAAATGATTGGTTTATTGAACTTGATTATAATGGTGCAGAACTTAGGACGTTTTTGGCTCTTGCAGGTAAAGAACAACCAAAAGAAGACATTCATGATTGGAACAACAATCACATTTATGGCGGAATGAAAACAAGAGATGAAGCAAAAGTTGCATTTCTTGCTTGGCTTTACGGAGAAACAAAAAATGAAAAAGCTGAAGTCATTTACAATAAAAAAGAAGTGCTTGATAAATACTGGAATGGGGAAGTGGTTACTACATTCTACGGTATGGAAATTCCTGCGGATAATCACCACGCTCTCTCTTACCTTATTCAGTCTACATTTGGTCAACTTGCTCTTCGTCAGATGATTAAGGTGTTTGAATACCTAAAAGGTCGTAAATCATTTATTGCTTTTACAATTCACGATAATATCGTTATCGACTTAGCAGAAGAAGATAAAAAAGATCTAAAGAAAATAATTAATGTTTTTTCAAATACTGATCTTGGTATGTTTAAGGTTAATGTAAAAGCAGGAAATAATTACGGAGAAATGCGTAAGATTTGACTATTTATAGTGTTAGGAGATAATAATGGACCAAATAGTAATGCAACTTGTCCAAATGGAACAACAAATGAGAATCTTCCATTGGCAAACAAAATCCTTCGCCAGACACTCAGCCTTTGGTGGAATCTACGGAACGCTAGGTGATCTCATAGACACTTTTGCAGAGGCATGGATGGGAAGAAATGGAAGAGTGCGTGTTACTGGTCCAATTGAGCTTCAAGACATTGGTGGTGATGTTGAAGGTATTGTTAATGGATACATTGATACACTAATTTCAATGACCGATACTCTTGACCCACAAAGAGATACAGACCTTCTAAACATTCGTGATGAAATTCTTGGAGAGTTCAATAAACTCAAATACTTATTAACACTTAAATAATGGATCCTTTAGTAAAACAACTTAGAGAATTATTAACAGAACAAACAGAGCCTTATCAAATGAAGATGAAGGCTAAGCATAGTCGTTTAAAGAAAAGAGTAATTGGTCACGGAGGACAAAGTGCTGGTGTTCCTTATTCAGTTAAACCTTCTATGAAACGTTCTAAGTCAGCTCCCCCTATTGGTGAAAATATTGTTTATACAAGTCTTGAAGAAGGGTTTGTAGATACAATAAAATCTTTGTTTGGGGGTAAGCAAAAAAAAGAATCTCCGTCATTTTCTGCTTTTGATGTTACAACACCACATAATACGATGCCAGATCAACCATTTAATCATTTATACGATAATGTTTATATTGGTCAACAACCTGTAGATATACATGGTAACTTAAAAGAATATGCTAAAGAATTTGATAAAGTTTACATTGTTGCAAGTGAAGTAGATTATAATCAAAAACCAGAAGAAAAAGATAAAGTTGTGATAAAATCTGTAGGAAGAGATACACAACATCCAGATCAACAAACTTTAGATAATATGGAAAATGTTGCTCAAGAAATATCTAAACAAAGTGGAAAAATTTTAGTTACTTGTAAAGCTGGTTTAAATAGATCTGCATCTATTGCTGCAAGGGCGATAATGTTAAAAGATCCTTCTAAAAAGAACCAAATAGTTAATTTAGTTAGACAATCAAGAGGACCAAGATCTTTGAGTTTAGATATACAAACTCATGGTATCGAAGGTGAACACGAAAAATTTATTAATTTTATTCTCAATGGCCCTCCAAAATCTGAAACGGCTATAACCGAACGTATTGTTAAGAAAGGTTCTAAATGGTGTTTACATTCAAAAAAGAACAATAAAAATCTTGGATGTTACAGTTCTAAAAAAGATGTAAAGAAAAGAGAAAAACAAGTTCAATATTTTAAACATATGAAAGAAAGTGCTGTTGAACAAATGGTTAGAGAGGTTATAAGAGAGATACTGAAGTAGGTACAGAATGGAAAAAAAAGACAGCCTAGATTCTGTTGTAATTGTTGTAACAGATAAAAATAAAATACTCTTAATTAAAAGATCTAAAACAGACGAGTGGATGCCACTACACTGGTCATTTCCAGGTGGTCATATAGAAATTGGTGAACCACCCTACAAGGCAGCAAAACGCGAACTAAAAGAAGAAACCAATCTTGACGGTAAAATAAGTTATGCTGGTCTTCGTAAAACAAAAACAGGCAAAATGTACATTTATTTATGCGATGAATTTAAAAATGATGTTGAATTAAATTATGAACATTGCGATTATAAATGGGTTGAATATAAAGACATTGATGATCTTGAAGACAAAACACCGTATGTAAAACAAATCATTGCTACTGCGCTTGAAATACCAATGGGTTATGAATGAATGTAATAGGGTTAGGAAAAACTGGTTGTAGTATTGTAGATAAGTTTTCTAAATATCCACAATATAAAATACACAAGGTATCAATACAAGAACAAGACCACCCAGAAAAATATGAACAAAATACAAATCACATTCCATTCACATTAGATAATGATGATATTGATTTTTTTGTAAGTGGTGATGAAATATCCTGTGCTGCTTCTTTAAGAGTTTTGGAAAATTATAAAGGTTCAAACATTAGAATTTTTTACATTAAACCAAATCAAAAGTTCTTAACTGACTTGCAGAGAATGACTGATAGGGTTGTTTATAACGTACTTCAAGAATATACAAGATCTAAAAAATTTGATTCAATGTATATCATAAATTATGAAGATGTTGCAAAGACTGTAGGTAAGATTCCAATAATTGGATATTATGATAAGTTAAATACAGTAATTGTTGATACTATTCATATGATTAATTTTTTTGATCACAATGAATCAATAATTGGAAATGAAGTTGAATTTTTGCCAACCTATTGTATAAATTCAATAGGTATAATGAATGCTGATACTGGTGTCGAAAACATGTTTTTCAACCTTGACGAGTGTAGAGAGAAGAGATACTATTACTCCATAGACGAAAAACAGCTAGAAACCGATGGTGATTTATTTGATGCACTTTCAAATCAAATGGAAAGCAAATCGGAAGAGTTTGTAAAAAACAGTTTTGGGGTTTACTCTAATTCTTTTGGTAAGAATTATTGTTATTTGATTAAAAAATCACCACATATCCAGAGGTAATTATGAAGGCGTTTAAAGGAACCTTTCTTAAGAAAGATGGTTCGGAAAGAACAATGCAGTTTGTAAAAATTAAAGACTTGCCAACTGTATTCGTAGAGGGTAGGATTAAGGGAACAGAAAAGGTAAGAACCCTTTCTGATGGTTCCGAAACAGTTTATGATGTTGAAGCTAAAGAATTCCGAATCTTCAATCATAAAACGCTAGTAGGAGAGATTGTTGAAATTGATCTTGACGAAAGCACATTGAGTGGATAAGATAGAAACATGGCGGTTGAAGAGATTTGTTTAACCGTTCTTAACAACAAACTAAGGAGACAATAAAATGGCTATTGATATGAGCAAAATGAAGAACAAGCTTGAGAAGCTTGCTAATAACGGTAAGGAGAGCAATAATTCTGTTAAATGGAAGATGGAAGAGGGACAACACTCTGTTCGTATCGTTCCAACCGATGATGGTGATCCATTCAAGGAGCTTTTCTTCCATTATAAAGTAGGTGGAAAGACTGTTCTTTGTCCTAAAAAGAACTTCTCTGATGATTGTCCTGTTTGTAACTTCGCTTCACAGCTTTGGCGTGACGGTGTAGCAAACGAGGATAAGGCAAGCCAGAAGATGGCAAAAGAGCTATTCCCCAAGCAACGTTTTATGTCTCCTGTTCTCGTTCGCGGAGAAGAGGCAAAGGGTGTACAGGTATGGGAATACGGTAAGCGTGCATATGAGACTATGATTGGTCTTGTTCTCAACCCAGAGTATGGTGACATTACTGATCCACAGGATGGTCTTGACCTTGTAATTGATTATACTAAGCCTCCTGCTGGTGCAAAAGACCAGTTCCCAGAGACTAAGATTACACCTCGCCGTAAGTCCTCACCGCTTTGCGATCCATCTTATGGTGGAGCAGCAAAATGCAAGGAACTTCTCGATACTATCCCAGACTTTGGAGCACTTTATCCACGCCAGAGTACACAAGAGGTTCAAAAGATCCTCGATGCTGCCCTTGCTTCCGATGAGTCTGCTGAAACTGAGTCCCGTGAGATTGTGAAAGGTGGTAATAAGTCCAAAAAGTCTTCACCTGTTGATGAAGCCTTTGCAGGATTTACTGGAACAGACGACGATTAATCTGTTGACTAACTAACGAAACGGGTGTATCTTATGGGTACACCCGTTTTCATTTATCACAAAGGAACCAAATGGCTAAAAAAACTCAAACAACGACAAATGGTAAATTATCTATTGCACAAATGAGAGATGCAATTAATAAAAAAGCAGGAATTGAAGTTTCTTTTGATCTTCTTGAACAAAACCCATCAGAAGTAACAGAATGGATTCCAACAGGTTCAGATGTACTAGATTCTATTATTTGCAGAGGCAAGAAAGCAGGAATTCCAGTTGGACGTATTACTGAACTTGCAGGTATTGAAGCCTCTGGTAAGTCTTACTTTGCTGCTCAGATTGCTGCTAATGCCCAAAAGATGGGAATGACCGTAGTTTACTTTGATTCAGAATCTGCACTAGATCCTTCTTTCCTTAGTAAAGCTGGTTGCAATGTAGGAGAGATAATTTATACTCAAGCAGTAAACATTGAGTTTGTTCTTGAAACTATTGAACAACTTCTTGGAGAAGGTGATCACTTCTTATTTGTTCTTGACTCGTTTGCATTTACTCCATCACTTGCAGACCTTGAAGGAGACTTTAATCCTCAGTCTTCAATGGCAGTAAAACCAAGAATTATGTCAAAAGGTCTTGCAAAACTTATTCAACCAATTGCAAACAAGAAAAGCACATTCCTTGTTCTTAACCAGCTAAAACAGAACATTGTAATGGGTCCAACAGCACATACAGAAATGCTTGTAAATCCATTTATAACTCCTGGTGGTAAAGCACTGTCTTATGCTTACTCACTTAGAATTTGGCTTACTCCCAAAAAGAGTAAAGCAAGTTATGTTGTCTCACCAACAGGATTTAGAATTGGGTCAGAGACTAAATGTGTACTAAAGAAATCTCGTTTTGGTACAGAAGGTAGAGAATGTTCGCTTAAACTATTATGGGGTGGAGAGCGAGTAGAGGTTTCAGATCATGAAGCTTGGCTTGACATTATTTCTAAATCAGATAGAGCTTCAAGTGGTGCATGGTGGACAATTACTCTACTTGATGGGTCAGAAAAGAGATTTAGATCAGCAGACTTTGCCACAGAACTTCAGAATGAAAGCTTTAGAAATGCTGTGTTGAGTATTGTAGAAGAAGAACTTATTACTAAGTTTGATAAGCAAACTGGTAATGCTTCAAATTATTACAACATAGAAAGCGAAGACTAATCTAACTAAAACAAACAGGCTCCGTGGGGTTGACTTCCTCACGGGGCTTTGTTACTATCTATGTGTTGGAGAGAAGAACATCATGGAGAGTCACCCGAGTAATAAGCTGTCTAAGAAGAAGCAGCGGTTTATTGAGCTTGCATCGCGTATTGCTATGCAGACTGAGTTTCGCGAGTATAAGCATGGAGCAGTTCTTGTTCGTGCTGGTGCTGTTGTGAATACGTCTTGTAATAAGAACAAGTATAAGGCATGGGCCAATCAGTTTCGTAAGAAGCAGCGTGGTCATGCTACTGTTCATGCTGAGATTGGTGCTATTCTTGGTCTTGACCGCTCTGTTACTGAGGGTGCTACTATCTACGTTGTTCGTGTTGGTCGTGATGGATGCCTTCGTAATTCTAAGCCTTGTGCTATGTGTGAGGCTGCTATGCAGTATGTTGGCATCAAGAAGGTCATTTACTCTAATGAAGATGGACAGATTGAGTCTATGAGGATTTACAATGAGCTATAATTGTTATGACGATGAAGACGACGTAGATAGATACAAGAATTATGGTTGGAAGTCTGGTTCTTCTAATGTTAAGCCTCAAAATGCTATCGGTAGTACAGATAAAATTACTGATAGAGCATATTATCCTAATCGTGATTACCGTAATCCTTGGGATGAACAAGAAGAAGGTTGTTGGGTAATTCGTAAATCTAAAGGCTGTACTTCTATGAAAAAGGTAAGCCAAGAACAAGGAACTCAAGAACTTGAAGCATTTCATTATGCAATGGCTGTTTGTTACGATGTTATGATAAATGAAATCTCAAACACAATTAATAATGGAAAGCCTTATTCAATTTCTGACATAGCTCTAAACACTATTGAAGCTATTGGAAAGGTTGTAAACGAAAGGAGAAAGAATGTGGGAATCTGAAATGTACGATAAGTATCCAAAGACTCTTAAGGGTCTTTCTTACTTTGAAATTAATGAAGGATGGAAGGGACTTGTTGAAGAAATAACTTCTAAAATTGAAACTATAAACAACAAGTATTCTCCATCAAGTTACGTTCGTGCTGCACAAGTTAAGCAGAAGTTTGGAGGTCTTAGATATTACATTAGTATTGAAGACGTTGAAGAACAAGATGTTAGACATATTTATGATATGATTGCAGAAGCAGAAAAAAGATCTTTTACTATCTGTGAGTATTGCGGTTCTCCAGCAAATATTTCTAGAGATAGACTTTATGTAGAGACACTATGCGATGAACACAGAACTTCAAGAAGGTGATTTAGTATGGGTTAATAAGTATGCTAAGTCATACAGCTCAGAACTTATTATTCATCGTAAAATAAAACAAATGTCCTTACTAGAGGAATTTACTATTTTGGGTATTGTTGTTACAGCATACCCAGAACTTTGTTACGTTTGGGTAATGCAGGATGAAGAATACCACTATTTTTTCAAGGAGGATCTTAAATGCCAAGAATGATGATTGTTGATGCTAATAATCAGTATCTTCGTGCATACATTACTAATCCAACGCTTTCACCAAACGGTCAACCTGTAGGTGGTGTTGTTGGGTTTCTTAAAATTATGCAGAAGCTTTGTAACACAACAAACCCAGATCTTATTTTTGTTTGTTGGGATGGCGAAGGTGGGTCTAAGAAACGTAAACTTATGAACTCAAATTATAAAGAGGGTCGTAATCCTCTTCGTTTGAATCGTGATGTTCGCAACCTTACAGAGAATGAAGAGATTTCCAATAGAATTTGGCAGCAAACTAGAGTTGCAGAATACTTTAATCAAATGCCAATAATCCAGCTTCTTTATCCAAACATTGAAGCAGATGATTTGATTTCGTATGTAGCAAATCATGAGCATTATAAGAAATGGCAAAAGGTAATTGTGTCTTCGGACAAAGATTTTATTCAACTTATTAATGATAAAACTGTTCTATATCGTCCTATTCAAGAAGAAATACTTAATGTAGCAAAAGTTGTTGAAAAGTATGGTGTTCATCCTAATAACTTTGCCCTAGCAAGAGCAATTACTGGTGATGATAGTGATAATCTAAAAGGCGTGCGTGGTGTTGGAATGGCTACAGTAGCTAAAAAACTTCCAATGCTTACAGAAGACAAATCATATCTACCAAATGATGTTGTGGAGTTTTCCAAAGATAAGGAAGGAAAAGCATTTATAAGTATTGCATCATCATTTGAGGCGATTAGAGACAACTATCGCATCATGCAACTTTCATCTCCTCAAATTTCTTATCAAGTTAAACAGCAGATAGACGAGGTAATTGAAGACTTTAAGCCAGAGTTAAATCAACTTGAGTTTCGTAGAATGTCTATGCAAGATGGTTTTGGTGTTGTTGATTTTTCATCTTTGATGACTACATTCAAGAAGATTGTTGCTAATAAGACTACTTAGATGTATGAAGTACAATTTAATTTTAGAGAGCTGGAAGAAGTTTCTTACTGAAGAAGAAACTTTAGTCAAAACAGCCACAGAAGTAGAAAACTCAATTGAGAATAAACAAGAAGAAGAAGAACAAAAAATTAAAAGTGTTATTGCTGCAATAAAATCTAGTATTGGTACTGGGATTCAATCACAACAAGAAGTTATAAAAACTATACCTAACAAGCAAGCAATAAAAGATGCTTTAAAGAATGAAATAGATAGCTTAAGTCTTCAAGAGGCTATTGAAGAAGCTAAGAAAAGAAAAAGAGCTAAAGTTTCTAAAAAGAAGAAATCTGGTGGAGATAGGTGTACTAGAATAGCCAAACGTAAATATGATGTTTGGCCTTCTGCTTATGCTTCTGGTGCTGTTGTTAAATGCCGTCAAGGAAAGATTTGGAAAGGCATAAGTGAAAACGCAACAGATGAAGAAATTGATAGTGAATTACTACTTGAAGAAGTTGAAGTAATTGAAGAGAAGTGGACTGAAAAATACAAACGTTCTATTGATTGTAAAAATCCAAAAGGTTTCTCTCAAAAAGCTCATTGTCAAGGAAGAAAGAAAAACGAAGAACTTGAACTTGATGATGAATTAGTTGAAGAAGCTAAAAAAAAAGCTTATAAGCCAAACTTCTCCAAAGAAAAAGAGCAAGGTCTTCACGGATGGTTTGCCAGAAATAATGGAAAAGGTTGGATAAATTGTAGAACTGGTGGTCCTTGTGGCCGTGATTCTTCTGACAAAGGTGGGAAATATCCAGCATGTAGACCAACTAAAGCACAATGTAAATCTGCTGGTAAAGGCCCACTAAGAAAAAAGAAATCTTCCAAACCAATTTCTTGGACTAAAAAGAAAAAGAAGGACTAATTAAGAACATGAGCGATAAACTTACATCATTTAAAGATTTTCAATTATTAACAGAAAATTTTAAGAACTTTATTGAAACTGAAGAAACCGAATATGATGACGCAGTATTAGATGACGGAACTCCTGTTTGTGCTGCTTGTCTTGAAGAGTTGCTTGAAAGTCAAAGAAATGTTATTCAAGAAGCAAAATATCAAGGTAGAACAGTAACTCTAAATAAGCCAATGAAAGGTGATGTAAAGAAATCAAAAGTTTACGTTAAAGATCCAAAAACTGGTAACGTAAAGAAAGTTAACTTTGGCGATAAAAATATGAAGATTAAAAAGTCTAATCCAAAAAGACGTAAATCATTCAGAGCACGCCACAATTGCGAAAACCCAGGACCAAAAACTAAAGCACGTTATTGGTCTTGCAAAGCTTGGTAGATCGTATTACTCTATAACTTCCCAAAAGGTGCAAAATGACTACAGCCTCTACAAACGAGAGGAGTGACTTTTCTCGTTTCGGAAAAAGCTTTCAAGAGAGTCTAGTACAACTTATCCTTATGGATCGTCCTTTCTGTGACCAAATCCGTGAGGTATTTTCTATTGAATTTCTTGAGCTAAAGTATCTCCAAGCATTCGTGCAGATTGTATTTAACTACAAAGATAAATACAAAATTCATCCTACATTTGACATTATGACCACACTTATTAGATCTGGTCTTGATGATCAAAACGAAACCGTGCAAAAGCAGGTTCGTGATTTCTTTGCTCGTATGCAGGATGCAGAACCAGACGGTGCTCAATTTATCAAGGAAACCTCTCTTGATTTCTGTAAGAAGCAGAAACTAAAGGAAGCAATGTTGAAGTCCGTTAAACTTCTTCAATCTGCTTCTTTTGATGAAATTTCTAAGACAATCAATGAAGCTCTTAAACTTGGTACAACCTCTGATTTTGGTTATGATTATCTTGTAGACTTTGAAAAGCGTTTCCAACTTAAGTCTCGTAATCCAATCGGTATGGGTTGGATTGAGGTTGATAGTATTTGTAAGGGTGGTCTTGGTACTGGTGAGCTTGGAGTAGTTATTGCTCCTACTGGTGCTGGTAAATCAATGGTGCTTGTACATCTTGGAACAGAGGCACTAAAGGCTGGAAAGACTGTAGTACACTATACTCTTGAACTTGCAGACTCTGTTGTTGCTTCACGTTATGATAGTTGTCTTACTGGCATTGAGTTGAAAGACTTGTTTACTTTCAAAGAGCAAATTTTTCAATCGGTACAGGATTTGGCTGGTAAACTTATTGTAAAGGAGTATCCAACCAAGTCTGCATCTACTAATACTATTAAATTGCATCTTGAAAAACTAAAGATTAAGGGTATCAAGCCAGATATGATTATCGTAGATTACGGTGATCTTCTTCGACCTATTTCTAACCAGAAAGAGAAGAGACAGGAACTTGAAACTATTTATGAAGAGTTGCGAGGACTAGCACAAGAGTATACTTGCCCTGTTTGGACGGCATCACAAACTAATCGCTCTGGTCTAAATGCAGAAGTAATTACGATGGAATCAATCTCAGAGGCATTCAATAAATGCTTTGTTGCTGATTTTATTTTTTCTGTTTCTAGAACGGTTGAGGATAAAGCTTCAAACTCTGGTAGAATCTTTGTAGCTAAAAACCGTAATGGCCCAGACGGTCTTGTCTATCCAATTTTTATGGATACAAGTAATGTTAAGATTAAAGTTTTGCCCTCGACAGGAGAGACACCATCGGACATAATGGTTAGAACTTCTAAAGAGCAAGAAGATAATCTAAAGAAGAAATACTCAAAATATAAAAAGAAAAAAACGGAGGATGGTGATGTATAGTAGAGAGGAAGTTAATAAATCAAGTTTAGAATATTTTGGTGGTGATGAACTAGCTGCAAACGTATTTACTACAAAATATGCTCTTAAAAGCAAAAGCGGTGAATATCTAGAGACAACCCCAGATGATATGCATAAGCGAATTGCAAAAGAGTTTGCTCGTATTGAATCTAAGTTTGGAGGAGAAAGTGCTCTAGATTTTGAAACAATTTATAATGATATTAAAGATTTCAAATACATAGTACCACAAGGTTCCCCTATGTATGGAATTGGTAATAATGAAACAATTGCATCTTTGTCAAATTGTGTAGTTGTTGCCTCACCAGAGGACTCAGTTTCATCAATTGTTGATTCTGGCAAGCATCTTGCAAACCTTTTTAAACGCCGTTGTGGTGTTGGTTTAGATATTTCCAATCTACGCCCAGAAGGAATGACTGTAAATAATTCAGCAGGTACTACAACTGGTGCTTGGTCGTTTGCTGATTTTTATTCATATGTTTGTCGTATGATTGGTCAGAATGGTCGTCGCGGTGCGCTTATGATTTCTCTTGACGTAAGACACCCAGACGTTGAAAAATTTGTTACAATGAAACATGATCTAACAAAGGTTACAGGTGCAAATGTCTCAATCCGAATCTCAGACGATTTCATGGAAGCTGTGGAGCAAGATCAAGATTTTACTCTTAAATTTCCTGTTGATTCCAATAATCCTACTTATTCTAAAACTGTTAGAGCCAGAGATTTATGGAAAAGTGTCGTTGATTCTGCGACAAAAACGGCAGAGCCAGGACTCCTAATGTGGGGAAACATTGAGAAATACCTACCAGCACAAAGTTATGCAGAAAAAGGATTCAAAACACTTACAACTAATCCTTGCGGCGAAATTCCTCTTTCTGCCTATGACTCTTGCCGTTTGATCTCAGTGAATCTCAAATCATTTGTAGTTAATCCATTTGAAACAAATTCATACTTCCATTTTGAAAAATTTGAAAGTGTTGTAAAACGTGCAATGCGTCTTTCTGACGATCTTGTAGAACTTGAAGTTGAGAAGCTTACAAAAATTATTGGTGCTTGTGATAGCCAAGACGAAAAAGAGCTTTGGACTAATCTTCTAAGAGCTTGTACTGATGGTCGTCGTACAGGTCTTGGTACTCACGGTCTTGCTGATGCGCTTGCTTGTCTTGGTATGCCATATGATTCAGCAGACGCACTTGTTACAATTGATAAAATTTATAATACTCTTAAAGAAAGTGCTTATACAGAATCAGTTTGGCTTGCAAGAGAGCGTGGATCATTCCCAGTATTTGATTGGGAACTTGAAAAAGATAATGGCTTTATTAAATCACTATCATCTTCACTTCAAAATGCTATTAAGTCATTTGGACGCAGAAACATTAGCATCTTAACAAATGCTCCAACTGGTTCTGTCTCAATTATGTCACAAACTTCATCTGGTCTTGAGCCTGTATTCCGCAACTTCTATATTCGCCGTCGTAAACTTTCTCACAATGAGCAAGATCAAATGGCAGCTTTTGTAGATGCTATGGGAGATAAATGGACTGAATACAAAGTTTATCATCAAAATGTTCAAGAATACTTAAAGCGTTTTGAAACTGAAGAAGTTCCTACTTTCTTTACAGAATCAGATAAAATTGATTGGAAACGTCGTGTTGAAATTCAAGGTGTAATTCAAAAACACATTGATCATTCAATTTCCTCTACAATCAATCTTCCAAAAGGTACAGAACCAGAAGTAGTTTCTGAGCTTTACCGTCTTGGTTGGAAACTTGGACTTAAGGGTATTACTGTTTATGTTGATGGTTCCCGCGATGGTGTTCTTATTACAGAAACCAAGAAGGAAATTTTTCCACAACATAATGCTCCAAAACGCCCAACAACTCTTGAAACCGACATTCACAACCTTACAATTAAGGGAGAAAAATGGACTATTCTTGTTGGGCTAATGGATGGCAAACCTTATGAAATTCTTGGTGGAGCAAACAAAATTGTTGATCTTCCAAAGAACGCAAAGAAAGGACAACTTGTAAAAGTATCAACTGGTAAGAATCAAGCTAGATACGATTTAATTGTTGATGATTTAACTGTTAAAGATGTATCTAAAGTATTTGATAATCCAAACTATTCTGCATTTACAAGACTTCTTTCGTTGTCTCTACGTCATGGTGCCCCAATTAATTATGTTGTAGAACAGATGCAGAAAGAACAAGACTCAGATATGTTCTCATTTGCCCGTTCTATTTCAAGAGTCCTAAAGCAATATGTTCCAGATGGTACAAAAGCCACAGGCCAAAAGACCTGTCCAGAATGTAATTCAACTAACTTGATTTACCAAGACGGATGTGTTACTTGTTCAGACTGTGGAAATAGCAAGTGCGGCTGATAAAATAACTTGACATAAACCTCCTAATTGATTATTTTAATGATAATTGATTAGGAGGTTTTTTATGTCTATTAAGTTAAATCATTTAGTACCAAGACAGGATAGGGATAGAAAATGTGATCCACAAGACCCAAACAGTAGAACACATTTCTTTATCTTTACTGGTCATGTAGAATCAAAATTTAATGGTCTTATCCAAGTAGATTTTGTTTGTAAACATTGCGAAAGAAGGGTAACAAGCTTTCTAACTCAAGAAGATTACCAAACTCACAAAAAATCATTAGGTGCATGATGTATTATTTATCCCCACGAAACAAGTTCTTGCTTGTTGAACATACTGAGGTTAAGATAGAACAACCTCAACACGCTTTCGTTCTTCCTACAGACTACAGAGAAAAAGAGAAGCCACATAAGGTGGTTCGTGTTATAGAGGATTCAACAGAGAAGTACGAACCAGAAAGTTTGATTCTTGTTCCAACTCACATGTTAGAAGAAGTTGATTTAGATGGTGAAAAACACTATCTTATTCAAGAAAATTATGTATTAGCAACCATAACCAAGGAGGGTTAATGTCAGACGCACTAAGCCGTGAAGAACACATTGCAAATTATGTTCGTAATCTTGCAACTATTGAGGAAGCAATTCAACCATTTAAAGATCAAATGAAAGATCTTCGTAAAGAATATGTTGACAATGCTTGGCTTACAAAAGAAGACATTAAAATGGCTGTAAAGGCTTACCGTCTTTCCAAAGCCAAAGTAAACATGGATGAGCTTGTAGAGAGTCATAATACTCTTGTAAGTAAATTTGTAATTAGTGAGGAATAAAATGGAACCAGTAGTAGCTGAAGAAGTAGCAGTAGAAGGCGTAGTTACTCAAGAACAACAACCAGTTATTGAAGAATTACCCCCGCCAACAGATGTTACTATAACTAGAGCAAGTACTTATGAACAAATAGATGGTGTAAGGCAATATCCAAGCTTATATGATACTTATGGTTCAACAATGATTGCGATTGTTTTTGCAGTTGCAATTGTTACAGCAGTTATTGGTATCGTTCAATATATTTATCGTAAAGCAGCATCAGATCATTCTGCATTGACACAATTTGTTACTACAATGTTTGCTTTGATTGCTGGTATTTTTGTAGCAGATAAAATTGTTGCTGGTCCATCAACACAACTTCTTCATGGTCAAGAATCTCTTAAAATACTTGAATTTATTCAACAGACTTGTTTGATGGTGTTTGCTTATTACTTTGGCACTAAAGCACAACCACCAAAAGATGGTCCACTTCACAAAGAGGAATAAATGAAATCTATTGATATTTATGGTGATGGAATTGGTAAAGTAGAACTTGTAGACTATATGGGTTCAGACCTTACTGTTGTAAACTCAGCCCGCGTATCTTTTGGTAAACATAAAGAGGAGTTAGATGAAAAAGATGAGAAACTTATCGATTATCTTATTCGTCATAAGCATACTTCTGTATTGGAGCACAATCTAATTACTTTTAGATTTAAAGTTCCTTTATTTGTTCGCTCACAACATCATAGGCATCGCACTTGGTCTTACAATGAAATTAGTAGAAGGTACACAGACTTTAATATTGAGTTCTATGAACCAAAGGAATACAGACTACAACATGCTTCAAATCGTCAAGCTTCAACTAATGAGACATTTAACCCAAAGTTCTACAATGATGGGTTTGGTATCGAACACTCTGCAACTACAATTGTTGCTGGACACTTCAAGCACAGTCTTACTCTTTTCAATAAGTTAATTGAGCATGGAGTGTGTAGAGAACAAGCAAGAATGGTACTGCCACAAGCAATGTATACAGAGTACTATGGAACAGTAAATCTTGGTAATCTACTTAAGTTTATTGATCTCAGAAGCCACGAAGGCGCACAATGGGAAATTCAAAAAGTTGCTGAGGCTTGTTTAGAAATTGCAAGTGAACTTTATCCAAAGACAGTTGCGGCTTATAGAAAGATTGTAAATGAAAGGCATAGTTCATAAATATGACAGAATAATAATAGGGGCTACTATAGAGTCCCTATTATATGCTCTATTTACGAGAACTCCAGTATTTTACGTTGTCCCAAAAGTCCCAACAACTTTCGATACGGCAACAATAGGAACAAGTTATAAAATACTGAAGATCTTTCCAGAACTAGTCGAAATAGTATCAAACAAAAACAAAGAACTAACCAGACCTCAAAAACAATTAATTTGGGGCAGGTTAGTTTTTTTGTTATCTATTCTTGGTCTTATGCCAGCTTCAAATTTACAAACAATAAGAATAGAAGATAATATTGTTAAATTAACAACCGAGAACTCTCGATTAATTAAATTAGAAGTTAATAAAATTTTACTATTTGATGATGATGGAATTGAAGGTTTAGATCTACCACTAATTGAAAATACACGTTATGTTGTAAAAGACTTTATTCAATTCAATAATCTTAAATTTATAGATAAAGAGTATGATGTAATTTATACTGATTATGATACCGTAAATCAAATTTGGTTTTTAAAATCAAAAGATAAAAGAAGAAAGTTTGATGGTTGTCTTGTTTCGTATTGCGAAGATCTAAAAGATCTTCAAGATAATTTAAATGATTATAATATTAAATTTATTTTAAAAGAACAGTTTAAACAATATAATTTAAAAGGCAGAGAAAACGGTTATGCTGATTCTGGTAAGCAAAAACATAGACCAGTTTCTTATAAATTTACAGAAAGAATAATACAAAAAGAAAAATGTAATGTTTATGAAAACACACAGTATTTAACTTTTATGAATTATTCTGTTCAAGAAATAATGATTATGTTTGATAAAATACCATACAGAGAGTATATGTTATGCGAGAAATTGTTGAAGATCAGTACACAACGCCGAAAATCGCGCACCTCGCAGGGATCGTACCGATTGCGGGTAAAGCCTTAGATTTTCAAATGCCTTGGCACGATGCTATGATGCCACTTGCACCAAATTATATAGCAGCAGAAAGAGCAATACTTGAGTGTGCTTGGGCTGGTTGTGAAACTATTTGGGTTGTTTGTAATGAAGACATAGCAAGAGTTATAAAGAATAAAATTGGAGAGTTTGTTTACGACCCAGTTAGAAGTTATTTTAAACATAAAATGCCAGATGGTAAAATAAGCACTATGTTTAAAAAAATACCAATTTACTATGTCCCAGTATTTACAAAGAATAGAGCAAAATTAAGTCTCCCTTATTCTGTTATACAGGGTGCTTATAATGCTTACCACGCAAGTTGGGTATTATCCAAGTGGATGCTACCAGCTATGTATTATGTAGCATTTCCATATGGTGTTTATTCTCCAAAAATTGTATCAAAGAACAGAGAAAGATTATCTACATATACAAACTATCTTGTAACTAATAGTAACGGAAAAACGGTATTAGATGGTGAGTACTTGGGTTTTACATTTTCACGAAAACAATATAAAGAATTTAGAAATATAATAACCAAGAAAAAGGTAGATAAAGATTGGATTGATTATAATCTTGACGACGTTTTTAACCGAGTTATTGTAACAGAACATGAGCCAGTGAAGATTAAAAACTATCACAACATTTCAAATTGGGATGGTTATTGTAAATTTTTAGGTTCTGATCAAACTAAATACTATACTAATAATACAATAAAAAAGTATTTTGTTGACAAGTCTTACACGTTGTATGGTATGATAGATGAATTAGAGGAGGAAGAACAAGATGGGAATGTTTGATACTATTGAAGTTATTGAAGACATTAAAGACGGCCCAGATGCTGGTGAGTACCAAACTAAAGATCTTGGTTCTTACCTTGATAATTATTTTATTAAAGATAATAGGCTTTGGTTAATTAAAAGAAGAATTGAAGTTGTACCAGAAGCCGAAAGAAAACATCCTGTACTTGGCATGTTTCGTTCTATTGAAGAGGAAACAGTAGACCTTTGTTATCATGGATGGTTTGAAATGTACGGCCCTTATACAACTTGGAAACTTAAATTTACAGATGGAGAACTTATGCAAAGTATTTTTGTACCACACGATACTGATACAGCCCCTGTGAGTGGCAGTGCAGCAGAAGATTGCCAAGATGATACTGAAGAAGTAGTTGCACATTGGAAGGGTGATGGTTATGTTCCAGAACCAGACTATGACGACTACGAGGGGTAAATGAATAACGAAATTAAGTTTGTTGGACTTCACGCACATTCTGTAGCAGGTTCAATCTTTGATGGTATGGGATATCCACCAGACCACATGGACTTTGCTTATTCTAATGGAATGAATGCACTTGCTTTGACTGACCACGGAAATATGAATGGTCTTTCGTGGCAAGTTCTACATGCAAAAAAGATGAAAAAGGAAGGTAAGGACTTCAAACCTATTTTTGGTGTTGAGGCTTACTTTATTCCTTCTATTGAAGATTGGCGTGCAGAATATGAAAAGCATAAGGAAGATAAGAAGAACAAGACGGAAGATGAATCCGTAACAGGTGCAATTGTAGAGGATGAAGGTGCATCAAAGAAGGAGATTAAGTCTCTTCTTAATCGTCGTCGTCACCTTGTTCTTCTCGCAATGAATCAGCAGGGTCTAAATAACATTTTCAAGCTTGTTTCTGAAAGTTACAAGACTGAAAATTATTATCGCTATCCTCGCATGGATTACACAATGCTAGAGAAGTACAATGAGGGTGTAATTGCCCTTTCTGCTTGTCTTGGCGGTGTTTATGCTGGATGTTATTGGGAGAATAAAGACAAGGGTGAGGAAGCAATTCTTGATTCTTTTCGCACAGTAACCAAGCGAATGGTTTCCATTTTTGGTGACCGTTGGTATGGCGAGCTACAATGGAATAATGTACCAGAGCAGCACATTCTAAATAAGTATATTATCAAGATGCACGAAGAGTTTGGTATTCAACTTGTAACTACTTGTGACAGTCATTATCCAAATCCAGATGCTTGGAAAGACCGTGAGCTTTATAAGCGTCTTGGTTGGCTAGGTAAAGGCAAGCCAGAGTGGGCAGAGGGGAATTCAGAACTTCCTGCTGGTGTTGATGAAATTGGATACGAACTTTATCCAAAGAATGGCGAGCAAGTATTTGAGTCTTTTCAAAAGTATTCAAAAGAATGTGGTGTACATTATCAACAGAGCCTAGTTCTTGAAAGCATAACAAATAGTTATAAAATTGCACACGAACGTATTGAAAGCTTTATGCCAGATAATACCGTTAGACTTCCTAACTTTGTAGTACCTGCTGGTTATACTGCTGGTGAGGCTCTACGTCATTATTGTATGGAAGGTATGCGTAATCTTGGTCTACTTGATAAGCCAAATTACATTAAGCAACTTGACCAAGAACTTGATGTTATTGAAGACAGAGGGTTTAGCAAATACTTCCTCACAATGAAGGCTATTTCTGATAAAGCTCAAGGAATGCAACTAGTTGGCCCAGGCCGTGGTTCTGCTGCTGGTTCACTTGTTTCTTATGTACTTGGAATTACTCAAGTAGACCCAATTAAACATGGTCTTCTATTTGAGCGTTTTATGACAAAGAATCAAGATGGATTCCCAGACATTGACTATGACGTTTCTGACCCAATGGTTCTTAAAGACGTTCTAATCAAAGAGTGGGGAGATACTACGGTAGTTCCAATTTCTAACTGGAATACTCTACAACTTAAATCTCTTGTTAAAGACATTAGCAAGTTTTACAATATTGAATTCAAAGAGGTAAATGAAGTCACTTCTAAAATGATGCTTGAGGCTACACCACTTGCCAAGCAAAAGCATGGGATCAAATCTGGTGTTTATACACCAACATTTGAGGAGGTAAAAGAGTATTCTGTAACACTACAGGGATTCCTCAAAAAGTATCCACATATTGCAAATCACATTAATGCTCTTTATGGACAAGTTCGTTCTTGTTCCCGTCATGCTGGTGGTGTTGTAGTTGGTGAGAATCTTGATCAATACATGCCTCTGATTAATTCTGATGGTGTACGTCAAACTCCTTGGTCAGAGGGTCAAAACGTTCGTCACCTTGAACCAATGGGATTTATCAAATTTGACATTCTTGGTATTGCTTCTTTGCGAATGATTGAAGGTGCAATTCGACACATTCTTAAGCGTACAAAGGGAATTAAAAACCCAACATTTGAAGATGTTAAGGCTTTCTACAATGAAAACCTACATCCAGATAAAATGAACATGAGCGACAAGAAAGTTTACAAGAATGTATTTGAGAAAGGCAATTTTGCTGGAGTATTTCAATTTACAGAAGCACCAGTTCAAGAATTCTGTAAGAAAGTAAAGCCAAAGAATATCATCGATGTATCAGCAATTACTTCTATTTACCGTCCTGGCCCTCTTGGAGCAGATGTAGACAAACTCTACATTGCAGCAGTAGAAGACCCAGAAAGCATTAAATATGTTCATCCAATAATTAAAGAAGTAACAAAGCAAACTCATGGCTTTTTGATCTTCCAAGAGCAAATTGCTATTCTTGCTCACAAACTTGGTAAAGATGTTGACCTAGATGAAGGAAACAAACTTCGTAAACTTCTAACCAAGAAAGGAACAGGTAAAGGATTTGAGGAAAAAGACAAGATTCATCACAAATTTATCGAAGGTTGTGTGGAAAAGGGTATTGATAAAAAAGAAGCGCAGAAACTTTGGGAAACATTTGAGTATTTTTCGGGTTACGGCTTCAATAAGTCTCATGCCGTTTGTTATTCGATCCTTTCATATCAATGTGCTTGGCTTTTAACTTATTATAAAGCAGAATGGATGGCAGCATTTTTGGATAAAGAGGATGCAAAGAATAAAGAGTATGCAATTAATCTTGCAAAATCTATGGGCTTCAAGATTGAGCCTCTAAACATCAATACTTCTGGTATGGTTTGGGAGATTTCTGAAGATGGAGAAACACTAATTCAGCCTCTTTCTTCGATTAAAGGTCTTGGAGAAGTAGCAATTCAACAAATCTTCAATAATCGACCATTCAAGACAGTTGAGGACTTTATTTTCAACGAGAACATTGTTTATAGCAAACTCAACAAAAAAGCTCTTGATGTTCTGATTCGTTCTGGTGCTTGTAGTACTTTGATAGACGAAAGATTTACAGGTGCCAAACATTTCTGGTCAGCAGTAGCAGTTGATAGACCTCGTAAACTCAAGAATCTTATCGAGAACATTGAAACCTATAAACCAGAAGGTGAATTCTCAAATGAAGAAAAAATTGAGTATCTTACAGAACTAACTGGTGTTTATCCAATGAATCTTGTTGTATCTCCAGAAATTATGATTAGACTTCAAGAAAAGATGGTTCCACCAATTTCTGAGTATGATGAAGAACTAGGACTTGCTTGGTTTGTTGTACGAGAGATTGAAAAGAAGAAAACAGCAACTGGTAAAGATTATTGGGTTCTTAATACAATTGACAGTACAAATACCGAAGTTAAAATTAAATGCTGGGGTATAAAAGAAAAAGACATTGTGTTTACTAATCGTCCTTATATGGTAAAACCAAATTATGATGATTGGGGATTTAGTGTGAATAATGTAGCCAAACAACTTAGATTGTTGGCATAATTGATGGTTCCTTACTATTTAATTGGTAAGGAACCATTTTTTATGAAAAGAATAACAGAGGCGCAAATCAGACAAGTAATCAGAGAAGAAATACTTGGATTATTAAATGAGATACAGGCTTATGAAAGATACCCAGAAATGGCACCAGAAAGCATAAGAAATAAAGGTGAATATTTAGGAAACATTACAGTTGAACAACTAATAAATGTGCTAGAAAAATTACCTGCCCCATATACTTTAAATCAATTTGAATTTATGCAATTAAACTTTGATAAAAGACAAAAACCAATACTTCAAAATCAAGTTCACATTTTTAAATCAAATGTAGGTGATTACTATTCATTTGCTTATTATGATGGTGATGGTTATCGTGACTTAACTTTATCACCAAAAAATGTTACAGGGCCAGCAAGCGGCAGATTTGAAACAAAACCAAATGATTATATTTTTAAAGCTGTGCAAGAACAATACTCAAACAAAATTAGAATGCCTCATGCTAGTATTTCTTCTAACAAACCATTAGATACATCTGGAAATATTGCTGGTCTACCAAAAGACTTGCCTAGACCAGAAAGATAAGCTTGACACCCTAACCCTCCTTAGATAGTATGTCTCTGGAGGGTTTCTCTTGTCTATCAACCTCGGCTATGCCTGCATCAATATGGGATTTTCTGAGCGTCCAGCAAAGTCCCGAATTACTACAAACCGTACAATGATTCGTAAGACGTTTGACGCAAAGGGAATCAATTATGCTGGAGAACTTATCGAGCAGAATCTCAATGACCTGTATACGATCCTACAATGGAATACAGCAAACGGAATTGGGTTCTATCGTATGTCCTCCGATATGTTTCCTTGGGCATCCGAATACGGTGTCGCTAATCTCCCGAACATTGAGCGTGTTGCAGCTCTTCTTCGTAAGTGTGGGGAATATGCTATTTCCACAAATCAGCGACTTTCTTTCCATCCTGGCCCATTCAACAAGCTCACATCTTCTAATCCTTCTGTAACCGAAAATACCATCAAGGATTTGACGGTTCATGCAGACATTATGGATTTGATGGGTCTTTCTCGTACTCACTACAACAAGATCAACATTCACGTTGGAGCAACTTACAAGAATAAGCCTATGGCTGTAGAGCAGTTTCTTCGTAATTTTGAACTTCTTGAAGATAAGATTAGGAGTCGTTTTACGCTTGAGAATGATGATAAGGAATCTCTGTATACTACTGAGGAACTTTACAATCTTGTCTACAAGCATACCAACATTCCTATTGTTTTTGACTACCATCATCATAAGCTAAATAATGGTGGTATGTCTGAAAAAGATGCACTTGAAATTGCAATCTCTACTTGGCAAAACATCAAGCCTGTGGTACATTACTCAGAATCGCGGGCAGAAGAGCAAAATATCAAGTGCCCAGCGCAAGCACACTCTGATTATGTTTACAAGCGTATTGACACCTATGGTCACGATGTAGACATTATGATTGAAGCAAAGATGAAGGAACTTGCAGTATTCAAGTATCGCGAACTACATAATGTATGATAGATTTGTTGCCAATTGTGTTTGTTTCGCTTTTTCCTTTAATGGTTCTACTTTACCTATCAAGAAACGATAAGGACGAAAAATAATGAAACTTACTTTTATTTCTGACACGCACAATAAACATAACCAAGTTACAGTCCAAGAAACTGACATTTTGTTTCATACTGGTGATATGACCTCTAGAGGTAAACTACCAGAGGTAAAAGCGTTTCTTCATTGGTTCAACAAACAGCCAGCAGAACACAAAATATTAATTGCTGGTAATCATGATTGGTTATTTGCAAAAGACCCAAATACAGCTAAACTTCTTCTTGAAGAGTATCCAAATATTACTTACCTTCAAGATCAAACTGTTGTAATCAATAATCTAAGAATTTATGGTTCTCCTTGGCAACCACGCTTTTATGATTGGGCTTTTAATGCAGATAGCCCACAGCTTTATGAACTGTGGGATAAAATACCAGGAAATACTGACATTCTTTTAACTCACGGCCCACCACATAAATTTCTTGATCTTACTTATGATAATAGAAATGTCGGGTGTGAGATACTTCGCATGAATGTCTTGAAACGTGTGAAACCTATGATTCATGCTTTTGGACATATTCACGAAGCAAGACTAAAATTAAAGTTTGATGATACTACTTTTATCAATTCTTGTTGTCTTGATGATGATTACATTTATAAAAATGAACCAATTATTATGGAGATTTAATGACAATGGATAAAGAAACCCTTGAATGGCTAGAGTTTGGTTCTAATCCCACACAGGAGAATAAAATGAGTCTTAATCTTAAAGTTGTTAAAATGAGTGGATTTATAAATCTCACTCAACGTTCAGAAGGAAATGCAGGATTTGATCTTTATGCTACAGAAGAAGGCATTTTAGCTCCAAATGAAAGAGTAGCAGTACCAGTTGGTATTTCTACGTCTTTTAGCCCAGAGTATTATATGCGGGTTGCTCCTCGTTCTGGCCTTGCAGCTAAGAATGGTATTAATGTTCTTGCTGGTGTTATTGACTCAAGTTATAGAGGAGAATGGAAAGTGATTCTTCATAACACATCAACGCTCCATTTTGATTGGGACATTGGTGATAGAATTGCACAAGCAATTCCAGAGAAGATTTCTACTGACCAATTTGAGTTTGTGGAGTCTTTAAGTGAAACTGATAGAGGAAGTGGTGGTTTCGGTTCGTCGGGACGTTGAACCACAAGAAGGAGACATTGTAAGGTATCACGTTGATAATATGGATTTTGACGGCATGTACATTACAAAAGTGTTTGATGATAGAGGTTTTGATATTAAAGAGTCTGTAGAATTTCACGAAGTTTTTGTGTTTGACACAGGCCACATGGAAAGATTTTTTGCTTTTGAACTACTTGGAGTTTTGGAACTATGAAAACTATTGATAATGTTGATGTTGTGTACGGGGCTTCGTGGGGCGATGAAGGCAAAGGAAAAATTACACATTTCTTAGCATCAAAACCAAACTATTATAATTTTGTTTGCAGATGGAACGGTGGGAGTAATGCTGGTCATACCATTTTTCATAATGGTAAGAAGTTTGCTACTCACATCGTACCATCTGGTATTTTTTATGGTATTAAATCTGTAATTGGCCCAAATTGTGTAGTTAATATTGATTCTTTTTATAAAGAAGTTAATGAACTTGCTCTTGGAGGTCTTAATACCTCACTTATTAAAATTCATCCATTAGCACACATTGTAACTAGTGAACATATTGAAGAAGATAAAGCTAAGCTAGGGCATCTTGGAACAACTTCACAAGGTATAGCACCAGCATATCGAGACAAAGCCGCCAGAAAGGGTCTACTTGCCAAAGATAGCACAATAGATAAATCCTACATTTTAAATGAAGAACTATACGGGAACATTCTTTGTGAAGGCGCACAGGGATACCATCTTGATATTAATTATGGCAATTATCCATTTATTACATCAAGTGAATGTTTACCATATGGTGCTTGTTCACTAGGCTTTCCACCACAAAAGATTAAGAATGTTTTTGCTTGTGCTAAAATTTATGATACTCGTTCTGGTACAGACCCTTTGTTTCCAGAAAGTTTACTTGAAGATCCTACTCTTTTAAGTATAGCTGACGCTGGAAAAGAATACGGTACAACAACTGGTCGTAGACGTAAAGTTAATTGGTTAAATCTTGATAAACTTATTGAGGCGATTAAGATTGGTGGTGCCACACATCTTGTAATAAACAAATGTGACATTCTTAAACAAATTGGTATCTATAAAGCGTTTCACGAAGGAAAACTAATTGAGTTCAAAACATTTGATGAATTACAAGACTTTATTGATTTTGTTTGTTATAATAGTTCTGATTTGCTAGAGTACATTTACTTTAGTGGAAACCCAGAAATTATTGAAGGATTTGAAGTATGAGTTCAGCACGCAAGATCAAAAAGCAAAATAGAATAATTCAAGAAAAAGCACTTTTATTTGATGCATTACCACAAAAATGTAATGGTTGTAGCACACCATACGATAGAAATAATAGAGATCAAGCTTTTTCTTGGTCTGTAATGGTGTTCAATGAAAGTAAACAAGTTAAATTATTCTGTCCTACTTGCTATAAAGATGTTCAAGCATGGGCAGAAGATACAGTTAAAGAGGCTGAAAATGAGTAACTACGATTATATTCCAAGTGCGGAACAAATGACTAAAGCACTTGAGAAGTTAAATAAAGTCCAAGAAATGGTGGATCATCCAGCTCATTATAACTTTGGTGAAATTGAAGCTATTGACATTATTGAAGATCAAGGTTTAGGTGAAGCTTTTTGTGCTGCAAACATAATTAAATATGTTTTGAGATATAAGCATAAAGGTACACCACTAAAAGACCTTCAAAAAATTAAATGGTACACAGAGAGGTTAATAAGTTATTATGAAAATAGTAGTAAAAAATAATTCAATTGTAAAAGAACTTGGTTTTGAAGATTTTGAAGAAATAACTAAATCTGGTAAACCATATGTTGTAAAATTTACAAGTGCTACATGCCATTTGTGTAAAGGTCTTAAACCAATTTTTGAGCAAATAGCAGAACAATATAAAGACAAGTTTAAGTTTGGAAACGTAAATTCTTCTACACAAAGAAAATTATTTAGATTGTTTAATATTGATGGAGTACCAGAAATTTTTATAATACATGGTAATGATTTGTACCATATAGAATATCCAGAAGATAATGCAGATCCAATTTCTGGTTATCCAAAAGATTATATAACTGAACATTTGGACAATTACCATGATAGCATCTAGAGCAGTAGAGATACATAATTTAATTTATATGCTTGAAATGGCTATGAAAAAATATCCAGATTTAAGGCTAATGCAACTTCTTGGTAATGGGTTTCCTGCTGTAGATAACTACTATGTTGACGATAAAAAAGTAATGGATTATCTTGTAAAGCTTGTGAACCAAGTGGAGGATTGATGTTTCGGGAAGCACTTACATATGATGATGTACTTTTAGTTCCACAATATAGTGATATTGAAAGTCGTAAAGAAATAAACCTTGGAAATTGGCTTGATGAAGAAAGAGGTTTGTGGTTTGACTTACCAATCATTTCTTCTCCTATGGATACTGTAACCGAAGATAAAATGGCTATTCTTATTGGCAAAATGGGTGGTCTTGGAATTGTTCATAGATATAATACTATTGAAAGACAATGTGAGATTGCAGATACTATTTGTGAAGAAATTGGTTCAAATAAGTTTGGTTGTGCTATTGGAATTACAGGAGATTATCTTGAAAGAGCAACAGCACTAGTAGAATCAAATGTTAAAATTCTTTGTTTAGATGTTGCTCATGGTGACCACATTTTGATGAAAAACGCCCTAATTACTCTTAGGGAGAAACTAGGCAATGGACCACACCTCATGGCAGGAAATGTTGCAACGCTTAGTGGTTTTGATAATCTTGTTTCTTGGGGAGCTAATTCAATTCGTGTTGGTATTGGTGGGGGTAGCATTTGTTCTACTCGTATTCAAACTGGTCATGGAGTTCCTTCTTTGGATAGCGTAATGGATTGTGTAAGGACTGATAAGAATGTTTCGATTATTGCTGACGGTGGCATTAGAAATTCTGGTGATATTGTTAAAGCTCTTGGTATTGGGGCTGATTTTGCTATGCTCGGTTCAGTTCTTGCTGGAAGCGATAAAACTCCAGGTGAAACGTATATTAGTGCAAGGACAGGAGAAGCTTCTAAAACCTATCGTGGCATGGCTTCTAAAGACGCACAAATGGATTGGAGAGGTAAGGCATCTTCGCTTGAAGGAATTTCAACAACAATTCCATATAAAGGAGAAACAAGAGCAATTATCGAACAACTTGATAATGGTATACGTTCTGGTTTTTCTTATTCTGGAGCGAGAACCATTAATGAATTCTGGTATAAGGCAAGGTTTGTTAAACAAACCTCAGCAGCAGCAAGAGAATCAGATACCCACATCCTACACAGAAGATAATGAGCGAAATTTCTAGAGTTTCATTTAAATTTCCCACAGTAAAATGTGCTGAACTTGCAGTAAAAATGAAAAATGATAATGTTAGAAAACAACAATTTTTTCAAGCAATTGCACAAGCATATCTATCAGATGATGATGAATTTATTAAATGGTGGCATAATCATTTAAAAAATATCAAAATTCCTAAAGCTAGATTAAAAGCAAAAATTCAACTAATTAATGAAGGCAAAGAACTTGAAAAAGACTTTGCTCTTAATGAAGAAGAAATAGAAAATATTTTTGATATTTTAGAAAATTTTGAAGATTAAAAAGTATTTTTAAAAAAAGCGCACTATTTATTCGTGTAGGAGCAATACAAATGAGCAAGAAACCTTTATTATCAGAAAGTCAAGTAGCAAAATGGATGAAACTTGCTAACATTGACAAAAATGCAACACAAAATTTCCTTACAGAAAATAAAAAAAGCAACAAAAAGTTAGTTAAAGAGAATATGTCTTATGCCCGTCAAGATGAAGAATCCCCAGTAGATGATATGGAAAGCATGGACGATATGGGTGGTATGGATGATATGGGTGATGGTGCTATGGGCGAAGAACCATCCGTAGAAGAACCAATGGATGATATGGGAGCCGATGAAGGCGAAGTAGAATTTGATTCAGTAGATGATTTAAAAACAGTAATTAAAGATGCAGTAATGGACGCTCTTAGCGAACTTGGCCTTGCCGATGAAATGGGTGGTGGCGAAGAAGAAGCAGAAGAAGAGCTTGATCTCGGCATGGAGGGAGGCGATGAAGGGGGTGATGACTCTGCCGAACCCGCCGAAGATGACGAGGACGATGTACCACTTGCAGAAGGTGTAGAAGTCCTTACCGACAATGAGGTTATCAACGAAGTCCTCAAACGTGTTATTCGTAGATTAGTCTGATAAAATAAAATAATAAAGGTTGCTCTTTTGACTACGCAGGGTTATAATGACTCTGCGTAGTTTTTTATTTGGAGAAAAATGATTTATTTATCATGGTTTTTGTTCTTCTTGGCTGGAGTTTTGTTTTCTAAACTGTTTTCGGCTATGCTAGATCTTGGTGTTGTTGTTTCGTTCTCAAGAACAATCTCAGATAGAATTTTAGTTTCCTTGCTTATGCTGACGCAGGAGTTAGAATACTTAAGAGAATTGAAGATAGAAGTGTTGAAAGAAAAAGGTGCTACAGAAGACCAGATAAACTTTCAACTATCTTTATTTGATAAATGGTTTACACATTGGAAAGAAGCGGTTATAATTAATTTTGTTTCATCTTACCCACAACCACTAAAGAAAGACCTACAATTTCATGATTGGGCAAGTATGACAAAGTACGTTGAAAAGATTGTAAAAGAAAAAAGAATTTAACAAAGAGGTATAAATGCTATTCAATAAATCTCGTAAGAAAGTAAATGACGAACATGAACACGATGATGAAGCAGAAGAGGTAGCAGAGGCTGGTTCTAAGCCACCTATGCCAATGACCCTATTTATGCCTCCTGCTGGTGCTGGTAAAGCAGAATCACGTTCAATTGGTCTGTTTGGTGAAGTAGAGGAAGCAAAGATTGCTCAGATTGTTGCGGTAATGCTTGATTTGGCAGAAAATTGTGAGGTTGATTATCCAGTAAACCCAGA